ATAATCACTTGGAGTCGTAATAAAACCACCCTGTCTAAAACGTAGTATAGCCTGTGTCATCGAATCCGCCAAGTCATCATGTTCACCATTCGGAAAAGCGGCACATTCTTCCATAACTAAATCAGAGAAATTAGTCTCTGGACACCAAACCATGCCGCTTTCAAACACAGGAGCGCAGGCGTGCATACGCGTAAACTTATCAGCACCTCGGCTCGGAGTAAATGGTGTTACAGGAATACCCATCCTGCGAAGCTCCTGAGTCAACGGCATACCACTCGCCTTCTGCTCAATTAAAACCATATCAGGATCATAAAGCTTGTAAGACTCCAAAGCCTGCTCCTTTAGCTCTGGGAACTCCCAGCGCCCTCTCTCAGCGTCCAAAAGAACAATATGATCCTCTCGCGTCTCTTCATTGTGAAATATGCCCCAAGTCGTAATAGCACTGTAGTCAGCCCTGTCAGACTTACTAAACGCTGTATCATAACTTTGAATAATATAGCTGCAATCAGGGGGATCATCCTTCTCCCAGATTTTCCACCACTCACGCTTAATAATCGCACCCTCTTCAGCAGTGGGGTTCTGCATGTACTGCGCATTCCACTTGCCCACAGGGATAGAAGCCTTAACACCCTCTAATTCATCTAAGCCCCAATACTCAGGCCATAAAGGATCACCAGAAGGCATAATCGCAGGAAACTCTACAATCTCCCACTTATCCGCGCCCTTCTCACTCTGCTTGGCTAAAACCTTCGCAGTCAGGTCACGAATACTCCAACGTGTCATAACGATAATAATAGCGCCACCGGGCTGTAAACGCTGGCGAGGACCTGAAGTGTACCACTCGTAGATGTTGTCTAAAGCAGTAGAGCTTAACGCATCTTGCTCCGAAACGGGGTCATCAATAATCGCCAAATCCGCGCCACGACCCGCCAAAGCCCCGCCCACACCAACCGCATAATATTCACCACCGCCATTGGTGCTCCAACGACCACTCGCTTTAGCGTCCGTAGCCAAACTAACACTTGGGAAAACATCTTTAAAATCCTCACTCTCAATTAAATTCTTGATCTTTCGACCAAATCCAACAGCCAACTCAGCCGTGTGTGTCGCTTGAATAATTTTCAAATCAGGTCTTTTGCCCATTAACCAAGTCGGAAACAAATAACTCGCAAACTCAGACTTCGTATGACGCGGAGGCATGTTAATAATCAAACGCTTTAACTTGCCATCAGCAACATCCTGTAACTTCTGCGCATAAATCTTATGGTGCCTGCCCTCAATAAACTGAGGCCAAACATACTTTACAAAGCTCATAAAGCTATCTTGCTTCTCATTTCTATCGTCAAGCGTCTTTAAACGCTCCAGCATAGGAGCAACCTTGGCTAGTTCCTCATCCGTAAGGTACTTTGAAAAATCACCTGTCAGTTCGTTCAATGCCCAAGTTCCTAGCTAAATTGTCCAAGTTAGATTGCAGCCTTGCGCCTGAAATACCACCATTCATCATTTGTGCTTTTCGATTTTCATACTCAACAACAGGAGCTTTTTTAGATAAATAATCAAGTTTTCTTTGAATATCGTCAGCAAGTGAAGGGTTTTTAGGTTGGCTGTATAATGCCTGATCCGCACTACCATCAGGTCCAGATATAAACGGAACAGGCTGATTACCCCTTGTACTAGGCGTTGTAGGCGTATTCATTTGAGCAAGTGGCAGGGCAGCTTCTGCAATACCTTTAAAAAGTTTTTCATTAGTGAAAGGTATTCTTGGACCCATTTCTCTAAAACGAGATAAACCACCATAAGTAGGAAGAATGGCTCTACCTAAAGAATCATCAATACGCCCTAATAAACTTTTAGGATTAATCTTTGGGTCAAGAAGTTCAGAAGCCTTAATACTAGGGTCATGTGTATTAAACGGGTCTAGTTCTCCTTGACGCGCACCACGCTCAAGAGGACTGTTATAATAAGAACCACCCGCATCAATATTTGCAATAACTTCTCTTTCTGCTATTAACTCTTGTTTTTTTAATTGATCTGTCTCTTGCCTAATTTGAGCATTTAAATCCTCTAATCTTTTCTGTTGAAGTTCAAAAGAATACTCCGGCCCACCCGCGCCATATTTAAAACCGCCTATGCCTTGCTTGCGCTGGTTTCTGTGCTCTACCTCATGACGAAGTATATTATCTGACTGCGAAGCGTTTGGATTATATTTTGTATTTATAACAACTTTATCAGTCGTAGGATAATAAAGACCACCTACTCTTCTAGGAATATATTCTGAAGTGTAAGGCTCATTAGATACATCAACTTCGGATGATGGTTTAACCTGCCCAACAACACGAGGGACGTTGGGATCAGCAGTTTTATAGGCTTTTACCCCATACTCACTTTCAATTTCATAATCAGAAAGTCCAGATGCTTTCAAAGCATCATAATGAGCATTAAGAGAATCCCTATATAAAGGGTTTTCTGGAACCTTAAAACCACCCACATTTGGAGCTACTAGAGGACCATCAGGGCCATAAAAATCCTCTGCAAGATCACCTCTAAGGCCCCTTGAAACATTGCTATTATAAGCAGCCTTACCGAGTATCTTAGCTCCCCCCACCGCAGGAATAATAGACCCCGCAGTAAAAACATCACCTAACCTCTGATCAGCAGTTCGGTTCGTTTGATCCCGTGTTGCCGCGCCATAAACATCTTTCACATAACCAGAAACCGTATCAATCGGACTGGTAACAAAATTATAAAGTCCTTCGCCCACTCCTTTTACAACATCAGTGCCTAAACCTATGGGGTCATCAAGGAAGTATGCGCCTAAATCCTCGCCAAAACTTTGATAATCGTCATCAAAGCCAATACTGTCGGTTGTAAACAGACCTCCAATATTATCAAAAAAAGCATGAGGTACTGAACGATCATATTGACCACCAATCATCAAAGCATCACGCATATTCGGAGGAACGTATTGAACAATATTACGCGTGATGTCATTCTTGTTTCTAGTGTTCATAAACCTAGGGTTGTCTATAACATCAAAGTTCTCTGTATTCGGATTATATCTCGTAGAAAACACGTTGTCGTCAGAAGGTTTCCCCAAAACATCGTCATAGATTTGTGGCCTAGGAGGAGCAGATACAGGAGACGGGGGTACAACATCGTTAATATAGTTACTTCGCTCATTTCTTGACTCAACCACATTACCACGACCACCAGAAACAGGCGCAGGAGAATCATTACCACCAGAAAAAAGATCAGCTAGTGATTGGAAAAAACCCTTTTCCTCATCTTCTTTAGGAACCTCAGTCGGCCTAGACTTGGGCCTAGGTTCGGGGCTAGTATAGCTATCGTAAATACTGCCGCGACCTTCTTCGTACATAAAGCTCATAAAAACCCCCTACATGCCTAAAGACTGAACAAATCTACTTATGTTCGGCGTTACCATGCCACCGCGATTAAACTGCTTCGGCGTGTTAATCTTTAAACCAGTCACATTAGATGGAACTGAAGTATAAGAACCAGAAGAAACATTGCGATTAACATCACCAATAGAAATGTTAGAATTGTTAGAGCCACCAGTGCCATCGCCATCGCCAACACCAACTATAGGCATACAAATGCCCTCTACAGGATCAAACTCAAAACCCTCTTCGCAGATGATAAAGTTATTGTCATCACCTGTTTTTTCCTCTTCTACTCCGCGTGTGCCTACAACAACACCATCTTCAGTGTTTGTATAAGTTTTATTAGAATTAACAATATCAATGTCGAAATCTTCGCCGTCAGTGTTGCTGTTCGATGTTGTAATATCTGATATTCCTATTCCATCTCCAGTAACTGTCTTGTTGCCATCTCCATCAAACAAAACAACCGTGTCATTGTTGCCATCACCGCTGGCATCAAAATTAGGCTCCGCTACACCAACAACGGTCTTGCCGTCGTCGCCGTAAACAAACGTGCCACCGTTCTTATACGCATTAAGTTGTTCCTCAACATAAGACGCGTTTATGCCACCAAGCGTAAAGTTATCCCCTAAAAAACTTAAAGGATTAAGGAATGTGTCAATAAATGAAACAAAGCCATCTTCAACTTTCTCACCAAAACTTTGCTTAGTGACATATTCACCAGCTTTGTAAATCGGCTTACCATCATCGCCTTTTATAGTGGAATCTTCCTTGTGCTTCGCATCTGAAAGTAAAAATTCAAGATAAGCAGTCTCAGCAGCGTTGGGCGTCTGACCACGAGCGCCATACAATGCACGCTGTTCTGGCTCAGTTAGGTTGCCTTTTGCATTAGGATCGTATCCCTCAGCAGATATTTTAGTTATAGCATTCAAGTACGCTTGAGTTCCAGTTGTTCCAGAACCTGCTCCAGAACCTGCTCCAGCGGGAGTCACAGCCGAACCGTCTGAAGTTACAGTAGTATCAACATTAGATAAACTGTTTGCAGGCTCGCCAACAGCAAATGGATCATAGCTGTCAACGCCTGTCGTATCAACGCCTGTCGTATCAACGTCTGTCGTATCAATGTCGTATTCGTCACCAATGCTGACACCTTCGCTGGAGCCTGATAAAGCAGCAATCTCTTCATTAATAAGACTCTGTGACTCAATGCCGCCAACAGTGAAGTTGGGGTTTTCATCGTATGTCGTACTAGCATCGTTCTCAACAATGTCACCAGCATACGGATCAGTGCCACCCTGACCAGTCGTGTCCTGATTGTAAAATTCCTCAGCAGCGTCATCCATCATGGATTCGCCACCAGTAAATGTGCCAGTACCCTCACTCACAATAGGATCAAGCGTAATCGTGCCTTCACCATCGTAAACATAATCAGAATCCCCCGGAATCGCCGCAGCTAAACCCGGATCAACCTGACCATCGCCATAACCAACGCTATAACCAACGCTAGTGTCAGTGTCACCAATCCCATCAAATGTGGACGTGCCAGTGGCAAAACCTATAGCATCTTGAAAATTATCAAACCTGTTAGTTATTGAACTGCCTGAAGGATCAATTATTCGATACTCCATTCCGCCACCGGGAAGTAAAGACTTTATTAAATTACTGCCATCAGCCATAGCGCCATATGTGTTGCCTTGCTCTATTACCCCTGTGTCTAAATCGAAATTAGAACTAGGGCCAAAACCACCAACAGAAGGGTTGTTAAAAGCTTGAAAAGGCTGCGCAATATCAGAATCAGAAAATAAAGTATCAATCGTGTTTATACCCGTATTAGGATCAGCATTCGCAACATACTCAGCACCAGAAACGGCAGTGTCATCTGCCATGTTCTGATAATCATTATCGTCATACAAATTAATCTGTTCAGCAACGCTCAAAGAATCAGGAATAATATTCGTTAAACCCTGTTCAGCAAGATCAGCAGCTAAATCAGCAGACGTATAATCATCGTCATCGTCATCGCCAAAATCATAAGTAGGAGCTACATAAACTTGACCGTCGTTCTCATTATCGTCACTACTGAAATCAAAGTCTTGTGTCTGCCTAACGCCTGTTTGACCTTGGTCGTTAGGGTTGAATGCAGGAATACCGCCGGGACCCGGATCACCAGAACCGCCAGCAGCATAAAGCATCTCCTCCTCTTCAGGATTAATATAAGCCAACATGTGTGGCTGATTGGCAATCATCGTCTGACGAGGAACACCGCCGCCCATGTTCATCTGAACAGGAGCACTCCCAATACCACCCTCAGTACCGCGTACCGACCTGCCCAACTGTGGAGCACTACCCATATTAGGCGCACGCATGGGCCTAATAGCAGCCATGTTCGTCGGCATAGGAGGAGGCAACATAGGAGACTGCTCCATCGAAGGTGCAATAGGCATCTGAGGTGCCATCTGCCTCTTCGAACTCATAAACTGCCTGAATTGACCGCGACCCGTCGCATTGCCGCCAAACGAAGAACCCAATCCCTTGTCCTGATTGCTAGGCTGCTGTGGCATCAGTGGAGGTGGACCCATCCCCATCTGACCCATCGGAGCAAGCGCTCCACCCTGCGGCATCGACTGTCCCATAGGACCCTGTGGCTGCATCATGCGTACATTCATCTAATATCTCCGATGTCAATCTACGCAACACTAACAATTTATTAAAATTTAATCAATCACCTCTAATAAACCATTTTTCATCATACTCTTCGCAAACGCATCTCGGCTATGGTAATAATAATTACCACAGTTCCACTCGCAAAAACCAATCGCAGAATCGCGCATAAATTCTCGCTCACTAGAACCAAAATTCTTCATGCGCTCCTGCATAACAGGTACAACCTCCGCAGCAGTCTGTGCGTCAAAGTCATAATACCTGCCAATCATTAAACGGTATCTAGGCATCCTTGTGAATGTGCTGCCAATTGTCCCACGATTGGACAATATCCTCAAAGGACTCAATAACCTTAATGTAATCATCCTCAGAAGAAGAAAATTGAATTGTGCTACCGCTTGGGTCACGGTCCTTAACGTAAACAACCATTTGCTCATTTATCCAAATGTCATCGCCAAATTCTATTTCCCTAACCTTCGCCCATCTAATCATAACTCTCTCCTTTTTAACTCTCGTTTACCCTCACGACGTATCTTCGCCTGCTCAGACTTCTTGTAAGCCTTCTCCCACTTCCTGCTTAAACAATTTATTCGATTACGCTTCGCCATTAATATTACCTTCCACTCTGAGTGGTACGGTATGGGAAGATAAGGGACCCGTCAACGGATTTTTTTGAAAAAAATTTTTGAGACACCCTATGGGACCCATACATACCAAAAAGGTTTTTTGAGGTAATCGTTTGAGTAAAACTCTGTGTGGTGTAGTCCGATATGTGAATGCCCGATAAAAAGGGGGTATGGGTGTCTTTAGTCCCGATATCCCGAACAAATTCCCGATTGCCTAGGGTACCTTGGGACACAAAAAAACCAGCCCGTTGGGGCTGGTCAATTTGTCGGTGGTTTGCGCTGCTATCTGCGCAGCTGCTCCGCTCGGCCTTGCCAGTATTCATATTCTGCATCTGACATGCGTGCGAATATTGTCTCTGGTCCGCGTCTGTTTTCTGGTTTTAGTCTCGCCTCGTTTCCGGTGCTGTATTCTCCCAAAACTTCGTACCGTGTGTGGTCGGTTCCATCGCCAGAACTGCGACCTTGTGCCTGCTGGGTGTGGGTTACGATGGCCGCGTCGTGTCCAAGTCGGTCACGCAATTCTGAAACGCGACGTCTTACATCTCCTTCGCTGCCGCCCATTGCAGCGATTATCTCGCGGGTGGTTGCTCCAGCTGGTGCTCTCATCAGATCGTATTGAACTGCAAGGCGTGTGCCGCGTCTAAACATGTCGTTGCCAGATGTTGGCGTTGTGATGGTGCGCTGGCTCGCCTCTTCAACACGGTCTTGGCGTGTGCTGTAAACTAGGTTTAGCAGTAGGCGGTTCCACTCTTTGGTTTTGTTTGCGTTCCAAGTGCATCCACCTTGGCGGAATTCAATGGTCTTATTTCCCTGCCAGCAATGCTCGGTTAAATTGATAACGTGGTATTTTCCTTGGCCAATGCATGCAGCCAAATCTTCGACGCCGCCTGTGCAAGCTTTAAGCTGTGCAATTGTTCGTGTTGATATGGTCTTGGTATAAAATGCATCGTGTCGGCTGCGTGGTAAATAAAGGTTAATATTGTTTTCGGCGTATCGAATAACAATGTCTTTAACGGCTATTGCGTCCATTGGATCGGCAAACCAAGCGCTGCCACTCAAATATCCACGGCTATTATTCATGTAAGCGATACTTGCGTCTGTGAATTGCTCGGCTGTTACGCCTTCAGCTAGTGCGCTGCGGCTTATGTGAACATGGTGTCCAGCTGAATTGATGCCGCTAGGTCTGGGAGAATAGGCTCCAAAACTATCGCAAACTGTTTCGGCTGCTTTGTAAATTGCCCATGTGCGGTCACAATCTGCCATCGGGGAAAAAACTAGCTCCCATCTGGAATGGCCACCTTGGTTTCGTGGTATGCTGGGGTCGGATACTATTTTAACTGCGCCAGCGCCACAGACTGTTATTAGTGCTCTGTTTATTTCTTCGCGGGATACTTGGCAGTCAAAGGCCACTTCCCATTCATTTCCAAAAGCGTGTATCATTTTGTTTTCCTCATACTAGATTTAGGGGCATGTCCTTGCCCTTGCCCATTTGTCCCATATCTTCCCAGAGAACACAACAACAAAATGCACTAAAAAACTGTTTAAAAACAATAACTTACAAGTTTTTTTTTGGTCTATTTCTGAGCTGTTTTTGGTCTAAGTCGAACAATTGTTCGGGTTATTTGTGTTTTTTTGTGTTTTTTTGTGTTTTTTTGTGTGTGTGTATATGTGTTGGGGGTGATTCAGCATAAAAAAAGGGCCCGAACCCGAAGGCCCGAACCCGATACCGAACCCGAAGGCCCGATTGTTTATCCGCAAGCAATGTTCTTGTAGAAGAAGTCTGCTGTTGACCATACGCACAAGCTATCGTTTTTGCTTGTTCTGATCTGAGCGTAGAAGTCGGCGCAACCGTTCGGCACGTTATCCGCAATTTCTAGCTCGGTGCTCCAGTGCTCGTCTTCATCGTGTGATAGTTTTTTGATTTCTCGGTGGACGAGTACCTCAAGGTCAAGTTTTTCGTTCGGTGCGAGTGGACGCATTGCCAACATTTCGCCTGTTCTGTTATTTTCAATTGTTAAAAACATTATGCCAATCCCTCAATGCTGTTTAGCGTGCAAGTATTATAGTGCGTGCCAATTGTAACAGTAACGTCTGCGTCAATATCAATATAGTTTTGAATCTTATAACCAAGCATACTATCTTTTGGCGTTCTAAACGACCAGCCTAAACCTTTTTCTGGATAGTCAAAAACCCCTAGAATAAATTGTGGGTTGCCATTTTTTGAATTCTTCAGGCGCTCAATCATTCTGATCTTGCCAGTGTGTCGTGTAATATTTTTCATTTTCTTTCCTCTCTACTAGAATACTCCCACACTATCCCACACTATATATAATGTCAACAAGAAAAATAAAAAAACTTATCTGGGCGGTAACGCTTGAGTCACGCTAACAAGTTAAACAATTGTTCGGCTTATTTTGCCAGGCGAGAGTCTGCTGCCGGGAGTCGCCGCGCCGGGTAACGGTTAGGTAACGGTTAGGTAACAAACAATTGTTCGTGTTGTCATCCCCGGCAGGAATCCCGACCCCGACCCCGACGAGTCACCCGGATGACTAACCCGAACAATTTATCGGGTTATATCCCCCGGACAGTTGATCCCCGGCGCTGATTCAGGCAAAGTGTGTGTGATTGTGTGACTCTCTGGGAAGCCCGCTGAGTAACCCGAACAATTTTAAGCACCCCGAACCCGAAACCCGATACAACCCCACCCGAATGGCCTTTTCTGGGGGGCTGCGGCCCCTCCCCGACCCCCGCGCCAAGAGTTCGGGCTACTCGGCGACGTTCTCGCTACAGTCCGTTATAGGGATTTGTTCGGCTTTTATGGGAGTTTCTTCAGGTGTTATGTCGATCATGCGATCTTTAGCACGCGTCATGAACTCTTGAAGTTGTTCGACGATCTGATCACGGGTTAGGTTCTCGACATTTTCATGAGTTACATGGCTACGGGCTACCATAAGCCCTGTTACTTTCAGGCGAAGTTCCTCGGCTTTGATTGCTGCACCGAAGTTCCCTGCGCTCCATGCTTCATCTCTGAGGCGTTGCATATCCCGAACAGACTTTGTGACCGAGACGCCGTACTTGCTTTCTAGTTCGTTCCGCATTTCCTCCATACGTTCTTTTACGCGTGGATTATTGAGAAGCTGCACCGCTGAGACGTTTGGATTTTTGTACCCTGCTGCTCTAGCTGCTGCGGTCTGTGTCATGTCTTTGTGAATGTAACTATCCAGAAACTTCTGCTGCGGAGGCGTTAGTCTTTTTTCACCTTTGTTCTGCTGCTCTCCTATTTTTGGCATTTGTCATCCCGAATAATTTTGCGGCTTCTGGTTATGCGTTCAGTTTACATCTTTCAGGCAACCCATGCAAGCCCAACAGTTCCCATACCCAAAACGAACCGGAAGCGCTCGCGTTAAAGGAATAGTTTGGGGGATCTGTATATCCCCCCCTATAGGGGGTGGAGGTTTTCCGGTAAATAAGCCCTTGATTTTAAACAATAATCTACCGGAAATTACCATTCTTCCGGTAGATACTGTAAAGTGCTAAGGCATTGTTTTTGTTTTATTATTTACCGGATTACCGGATACCGGAAAAAATCCGGTAAATTTCTTTCCGGTAAATTATCGTTTAAAATCAACGAAACAAAAAAAGATAAAAAAACTTATCTTTACTGTTGACAGTCCCACTTGGTGTGGTATTACTTGGGGCGTCTAGTATGAAAGGAATTAAAACTATGGCACACGCAGAAATCAAAAACCGCATTTTAAGCGATCTCCAAGGCGATCTAATGGATAGCAACCACGCGAACCGTCGCTTCTTCCGTTGCTGGTTAGACGGCTCTTATTTAGGCGCGGAGCACTACAAATCAAACGTAGCTGAGTTAATCGCTATGGTTGACAAGTATGGAATTTGCAACGGCTTAGACGCTGCTTTACATCGCTGGGTTATTCCGCAGTTTGTAAGGTACACGGCGCACGATGCACAATGCTCTACTGGTTACGCTCAAAAAGTTATTGTTGAGCATTTCAAGAGCCTACCGAACCCTAACAATAAAGATTTACTGTGGTTCTTCACGGATGATCTTGTAGGTGATGCGCTTGATTTGATTGAGGACCATATCAATAAGGCGCGAGCCGATGCTTACGCAGTTGCTTAATGGATGGGGGCAAAAGCCCCCATTTTTAAACCGAACAAAAGGACAGAAAATGTACTATTTAGCATATGGAATGAACACGAACCGTGAGGCTATGGCTTCACGATGCCCGAAGGCCAAACCTATGGGCGGCTTTTACTTGCCCGACTACCGTTTGACGTTTCGCGGTGTTGCTGATTTTCGGCATGATATCGACATGGTTTTACCAGTTGTATTGTGGGAGATTACGCAAGATTGCTTACGAGCGTTAGACATTTTAGAGGGTTTCCCCCACCTATATGATCGGCGCAAGATTAACGGCGATTGGTTGATCTATGACATGAACGGCAACAAGGGTTCTTTACGCAAGCCGAGCAATCATTATTATACGATGATTTCGGAAGGTTATCGAGACTTTGGCCTTGATGATTGGCATTTACGCGCTGCCGCAGAAGACGCATCAGACGCGGAGTTAGCAGCATGAATACCGAACTAACAAACCCGATTGAGGCTTTTCACATGGCCTGCGATCTTGCTATCAGTGCGCCTACTCAAGCGAAATCCGATATGGCGACAAAGCTTGCCGAAGAGATTGCAATGATGCTGACGCCCGAACAGGTCGAGGCTGTAAAGAAAAGCATTGAGGAGGTAGCGTGATGTATAAAGTTGAGGTTGTTCAAAAAAATATCTTTTGGATTGATGATGCCAAAAATGCCGATGATGCCAAGCGCATTGCGACTGATGAATTCATTTGGGACGAAGACCAACAGTTCCCCAATGATTATTGTGTGAGCTTCGACGTGACGGAGGTAGCGTGATGAACTGGGGCAATTGGCAAGATTGGATTATTATTGGCACGATTTTTGTGATTGTGATTTTGTGGATAGTCGGCGTTGTTTGCCAATGGTGGTAGAACCCGACATAACCCGAATAATATGAAAGCCCCCGCCTGATTTTGAGCGGGGGTTTTTTTTGTGCTGCTGAAATAAACCGAACAAATCATCGACTTATAAACTCTGCATTTTTTTCACTAACTCTGCATTTTTTTGTTGCGTCCCAAAAACTCCCATGCTATGGATTTGAGGACAGAAAGGGAATTCACCTTATCCCGATCTGCCTCAATACTAGACTCGCCCTCGACACATGTCCTTTTAGTGTCGGGGGCTTTTTTATTTTAAATAGATAAATTTTCTTATTGACAATTTATTTTATGTGGGATAATATGGGGCATGTCTATATTGAGGAATAATTCAAATGACAAATGTGATTGATTGTCCCGAATGTAAGGGGGGCGGTAAACTGGAAGTAACCGTGGAAGTTGATTCTTTCTACGATGTAGATTGCGATATGTGCAATGGAACTGGCAAACTGGAGGAAGACGATGAGTGAAAAGGATATGGATAAAATTCTTGACGAGGTATTTCGCAAGGTATTTGGGGAGCGCTGGTGATGGTTTCTAAGGATGATATTATTAAAAAGGCTTCTAAATCGTTTGACCCGAACAAAACTACAAATTTGTTGAACGATCTTGAGGATAAAGGTTTTATTAATCAAGACGGGGACAATGTTTCTTTAACTGTTGCTGGCGAGGTCCTAAAACATACAATGAGAAAGGGTGATCGTAGTTCGAACATTGATCTTTATAACGAGGTACTGTCTGGCTTGGCAGTCCCGAAGCGATCTATGCACTCTTACAGACAGAGCAAGCGCGGCGATTTTGCCATTCGTTCGTTTCGTAATGACATGGCGAAGGCTGAACGTATGAAGTTGTCCGACAATTTTGTTGAGCACGCTGTTGCGTTAAGTTTTTCTTACCCGAAGTATTTTTCAAAGTTGATTGAACGCGCAATTCCTGCGTTTGATACTTTGTGGATTGAGTGGGACGAGTTAAAGCGCTTTGACTGTATTCAAGAAAATTTCGAAAAGACTGGTATTCCGGTAGATTATCACCGTGACAGCGTTGCAAATAAGCTTGGTTATTTAATCCGCAACAATGGCAACGGTTGCTTTGAGTATTCTCTGGTTATGTGTGAACCTTTAAGCGATTCTAAGGGTCCGAAGATTACTGGCCCTATGTGTACATTTTTGTTTTCGAACGATCCAGATGAACCTGTTTTATTAAAGTCTAGCAAGTTTCAAGTTGGCGAAGATAGCTTTATGAGTGATCGGGAAAATGAAGATACTAGAGCTAACTTTATGGGCGCTTTGATGGGTCGAGCGTATATCAGTAATAATGATGGTGCAGCCGATGAGTTTTTAAAGTGGACACCAAACCTGCAAGTTAACCCGCATGATTTTTTTGCGTGTCAAGACATGCGTCCGATTATGCAAAACCCAGAAATGATTAGAAAGATGTTGAGTTTATCTTGTCATGCTATGGAAGGTGACTTGCGGTTTTTAATCGCGGTGTTTTCGTTGTTGAACTACCCAAGATTTGTTCGGGAAGTTTCTCCTGCACCGAACAAGGTTAGTTCGGTTCGTTGGGGTCGTGTCGTTCCAAAGAGCGAGGTTAAGGTAATTGAGATTGAGTTACCTAAGCGTGGCGTTATTGTTTATGACCAGTTGTTTACTGGCAATGGCACTCCGAAGCGTCAACATGTTCGGCGTGGTCACTGGCGTGTTTACAAGGATATGTTTGGTCGTGTGAAGGAGCGCAAGTGGATTAATCCTATGGTTTGCGGTGATCCTGAGTTGGGCGTGATTGATCACGAGTATATTTTAAAAGTTAAGAAGGATAAGAATAATGGATGATACAATGTGTATGCACTATGTAGTTGATCGTTTGAACGGCATTAAAACGGAGAGTGATTTGATGGGTTTCATTGACGAGGTTCGGCATAATTTAAAGGTAAACGAGGATTGGCGAGATGCGAATCCACCGACTTTACCCGAACAAGTGTCTGTTGATCCTGATGATTTTAATGTGACTGCGGCGATTGACCGGATTAAAATTGATTATGTCGAACGTGCATTGACCCGATCTAAGAACGTGAGCGATGCATCAAAGCTGCTTGGCTTGAAGAGTTATCAAGTTTTACAGAATTGGATGTACAAATTTGGTATTGAAAAATAATAGCGGCTACGAAAGAAAGTTAATTTTATGGTAAAACATTTAGTCCGATGGACACTTTTATTTCTTTACATCTTAATGGGTGTAACTATAGCGGCGCAGTTTTTTTGATAGCCGCAGCCGCGTGTCTCTCCCTTGCTCTCTACCATGAGGCACGGGGGGAGAAGTTGTTGGGTCAGTTGATGGTGGCTAGGGTGATTGTTAATCGCGTGGAGTCAAAACGCTGGCCCTCTTCTATGTGTGCCGTCATTACGCAAGATCGTCAGTTTTCGTTCTATCGCAAGGACAAGACACCGAAGCCTAGAGATGAAGTTGCTTGGGCTAAGGCTCAAGAACTTGCGATTAAGATTATAAACAATCCTGACATCTTGCCTTATACTGATGCCGATCACTACCATACTGTAAATGTTAGGCCCGTATGGCGTAAGAAACTTTATAGAATTGTTCGTATTGGACAGCATATTTTTTACAGTTATAAAAGACCAAAAATTATAAGGTTTAGCATTAGACCTAAATTTAGGAAGGATTAGGAAAATGAGTATGAGCCAAGAGCCATTAAATCCAGAAAGAGTGGAGAATATTATTAGTGATCTTCTTCAGCAGCTTCCAGAAAACGTATCTTTATCTGACTCTCGTAATTTAGTTTGCGAACTTTTGTTCGGTTTAGGTTTGAATCCAAATGATTTGCCAATTTTTTTAATTATGGTTGTTGATTCTTACATGGGTGAGCGAAGAGTTGATTGGATCAAGAAAGGGTGATATAACCCGAATAAGTTTATTCGGAGATTTGTGATGTCATCACCTTTTGCCAATTCTGTTCGTCAATTTAACCCCTCTACTATGGGCGGTCTTGGAGGTTTTTTTGGTAACAGTGGAGGCCAGCAGATGCGACAAGGGCAACCTAGCATCCAACAGCTTCAACAGATGCAAGGAATGCAGACGTCGCAACCGCTACAGCAAAGTCAAAGAGCAGAACCCTACAATCCTTTCGCAGAAAACGCACAGTATCAAGCGTTGATGGATTACCGTAAGTCTATGGCTCCACAGCAAGAACAGGTTGATCGTTTAGAAGAGTTACAGACGGCATTTACAAACACTGGCGGCTACAAAGATTATCGCATTAGCGAGATGGAACGGCAGATGCAGCGCATGCAACAACCACGCATGCAACAACCACGCATGATGGGTATTGGTGGTATGCGCCCGAATGGGATGCAACCGTATCAGGGATTTGGGCGACCACAGATGCAGCCACAAAGGCCGTCTTATCAAGGGCAGATGCAGCCACAGCAGCAATACGGGCAACCACAGCAGCAATATGGCATGATGGGTGGTTATCAGCAGAACCCATACCAACAGCAAAGACCGCAAGCGCAGCAGTTTGGTGGATATAGCATGGGTCAGCAGATGGGTGGATTTGGTGGTTATGGCGGAATGTCGAATCCGTACCAACCCAAGCAGATGGGATCATATAACCCGAACAATTCTATGGGTTATGGTCAGCAGCAGATGGGTCAGTTCTAAGGTTATATAAGTTAATTTGTAATTGTTAGATTGCAAACTTCGCATTTGCGTACTGTTTCACTTATTTTTTTCAGGGGTAGAAGGCATTTAATGCACTGATTTGCATCAAGCCTTCTTTGAAACTCCCCTTCTTTTTGTAGCTCAATCTTTATCATTTTACCGTTCTTGGCAATTTGTATATTAATTTTATTTGTCTTAATGAGTTCAAACTTAGGCTCATAATGTCAGACGCATCTTTTAAAGACAATTCTTTTTTTAGAAGTTTGTTAAGCATTTCAGCGTCTTTAGTTAACTTTTTAGGTGCGGGTTTTATTTTTGCTCCATTTTTTGTTTCAAGTTTGGGATTTATTATTTTATCTTTTTTTATTTGCGACTCCCAACGCATGCGATACAATTCCTCGTAATTTTCCATTCTATTCAGCAATTTTTCTCTCCAACATGTTTAGCAAAGCTTCTAACTCCTCTATTTGTTGCTTAGTATTTTGATCAGAACGAAGCGCCATATCTTTTTTCATCCAAGACATTTGGCGCTTCATCCTCTCAAGTATCTGGACGGTTTCTACGTCCATTTTGCATCGCCTTTTAAGACAATGACTGGCCCGACGATCTTTTGACCGCAGAGTTCAGATGCGGCTTGGTTAACAGGCAGGTCTTCGAGCAATCCTTCTTCATTAACCAAAACTTGTACGTTAATATCTTTGGGCAGTAGAACCATTTCTACATATCCCCCAACGATCCCTTGAGCTTCTTCAAGTGTTGGTTTTCTGTCTTCAAATGTAGTAATCATAATGATCTCCTTTACTAGAACTTGGTATTATTACCATATACTCCCACATCAGTCAATAGTCGGTTCATTATTATGTAGGTTCCCACCCACCACGCCGAGAAACTTTTTCGGCCCAACTCTGGTAACTCTAAATGCTCCGATGCGATTTGCAGTTTGCAGCTTTGTAACGTCCTTTTCAAATGTATCTCTACTTAAATTCATAAGTTTCAGGTTTGCCGCAGTCATGTCATCTTCTGGTGCAATCCGAACCATTTCGAACAGGCCATCAGTATTGCCGCCTTTTGTAACTGGATGCCCTGATAATTCTCGCTCTTCGACAAACTTAAATATTAGGTCAAGTCTGTTGCGAACTGTCAGTGAGAATTTTACCGCAACAATGTCTTGTGACCTATCTTCCAGCAAACCTGTGTTCGGGTTACGAATGAAGTGTCTAAATTCTCTATTCGCTGGCCCGTTTGATTTAACGACTGCGCCATCGAACACGCCGTTGCGCGTATATGGTACGTTTAAATCCTTGCAGCGTTGCTGTGCTACTGATTCGGTTACAGGCCAAACAGCGAACGCAGCACGAACGCCATCAACAATAGCAGAGGTTCCGCGAATCATGTTACGAGCTTCCTCTGGTGTTTTGATCGGCTCCTTGTCTTTGATCTTTGCCATGTGGTGATTGACCATAACAGTTGCGCCTGTTTCTGTAGCCATCTGTGCAAGCATGCTCATGAATGCAGCACCCGCCGCAGGGTCAGCATTTACATCTGCGTGGACAAACGAGGCGAGAGGGTCAATAACGATCAGCTTGAGATTTGTCATCTCTAACATCTGTTCATATATACGAGAAAATTCTTCACCCATGTGATATGAGTTGTCGATCTTCTGCATGACCGGAAACACACCACCGAGGTTTGGTAATGGTAAGATGCGCAGTTTATGGTCATAATGCTCCCGATATTTCTTTGGATCAAGGCGTGAGATACGCCTGTGCATCTCGTCCTTGTCATCTTCCGCAGTAAGGAGAATTGCATCTCCATGCTCTGCTACAAGACCACCGAACGCGCTTTGCATTGATGCGCCAGAGGAGACTTTCATAGCGAGGTCGAGGGTCATCATACCTTTACCGCTGTCACCAGCAGCAGCGAACACAACAGGCACTCCTAGTGGTATTGTATCGCCAATAAGAAACTTTTGTTCTGGTGGAGAGCCAACGAAGTATTGGTTAATTAGCAGGCTATCATCCAACAGAGAGATTGGCTTTTTAACTTTGCTTTCGTGAGACTTGATAAACGTCTCTACGTTAAAATCTTGCTCAATAGCATCCGCAGCATCCCACTTTTCTTCCTTAGACGCTGGGATTTGCAGCATTAAAATAGACTTCGCGCCTGCCTCTTTCGCCTGTAATTGAACGATGTTTGCGAGCTTTTTTCCAGCCGCATCATTATCAGGCCATAGGATTACATGCTTGTTTCTCAATGGGGCGAAGTCGAACTTTGAGGCTGTGTTTTCGGATAGCATACCAGAGCCGCCGATAGTGCAAGTTGCAGCGTAACCTAGCTGGCTAAGAGCATCTGCGCATTTCTCACCTTCGACCCAGATTACTGTGTCAGATTCAAAAATGTTCGGGATATTATAAAGAGGCCGAGGTTCAGGGACTCCTTGCCGACCATCCATAAACTGACGAAACTGTTTCTTTGGCTTGCCCGTGCTATCTAAGATCAGTTCGCCATTCTCGCATTTATCAAAATATTTTCTAACAGTTACAATGACTTCGCCATGTTTATCTGTATAAACATATTCATCTTCGAAAGGCGTTCCCGGCCCAATGGTAGACTTCACGGTCTTTTGTTCGGGTTGTTGGAAGCCATTAGTAGCTGTGGTGTTTGTGACCTGAAAGTTTTGAGGATTGTTCGGCTTAATAATGTTTTCGGGCGCAGGCATAAAGTTCTGCGGCAGATAACTTTTAAAATATTCCTCTGTTTCTCCAAGTGACCAACCCCGTCCTTCCTTCATAACTTTAGTAATGCCACCAACTCCATCGCCTGACTCAAAATCTTTGCCAGTTAAAAACCACGGACTACTTGTATCAATGTTAATATGCAGAGATTGACCTTTTTCGCCTCGCAACGATCCGAGCAAAAATTCTTTGCCTCGTTTTATGCCATCTGGGTAGGTTTCAAACAAAGCGCGTAATTGCACATCCCTTGGAACTTCCCTTGAAATCTTATCTGCTAACTCCTTTGGCGACTTGCCAAACCTTTTAATGTTCATTATCTTGCCCCTATACCCACAATACTCACTAGATGTGGGGTCGCATATCCACATGCGGCCCCATATCGCTCTACTCTTTCCAGCATGTTGCTCTAAACTCGCACCACTTGCAGAGGAAGAAATCTTTGCTTTGAGCAATACGAGGTAGAATGTCACCAGCTTTTGCAGCCGTCAAGATATCTACTGCACGATCACTTGCTTCTTGGGCAAGTTTGGCATTGTAAGGCACTAGCTCGTAATAAATCTCTGACGTATTTTTATTTACAACAGTAAACAAAGCTGGATTTTCTGATAAGTCCATATACGTTTGATACAAAGCGATTTGCGTGGCGTAAGTTGGATTTGCCTTTGCCACGCCGTGGCGAACAAAGCCTTTAAACTTACTGTCGTTAGCTGACTTGCACTCCCACAGGCTGGGATAATCCATAACAACAGGCCCGTCACAAACAACACCATCAATGTGTCCTTTGATTTCGCCGTCAGCTATTGAGAAGCCAAACTGCTTGCCGTTTTTATCTTCTGTGCGCAGATCAAATCCTGCATCTCTGAGCCACTTTGCGGCATAGTCTTCGATCTCATGACCGAACTGAAAGATGCGCAATGTGCGTGCCGTAAAGGCTTTGTCTGGGTCAATAGAATAGTTGAGATAACGATACTGTATTTTGCGAGAACATTCATCGCCAATGCTTGAGGCACCAATGTATGCGCGTCTTTCACGCTTCTCTTCCCCCGCAACTATTGCCTTATCTACTGCTTCCCTTATGTGATCCGCTATTGGATCAGTTTTAGAACGGGATTGAAGTAGAGGGCCAAGTGCCTGTTGACTTAAAGTAAGTGTCTTCGAGGGTTCCAATGTTTATCTCCGCTGTTAGCTGTTTCGCTTCTTGTAATCCAAAGATCAGTGTGTGGACTTGATCTTCTGTTAAGTCAGAAAACCTAGTACCCCATCCAAACTTGCCTAATATGTGTGCCAGTTCATCAATTGGCTTTGGTTGTATGTCACTCAATGCCTTGTCTCCTCTCGTATTCCGAACAATTCTATGACTTCGCTAATGTCATCCGGGTCTGCATCTTTATTTCGAAATCCAATATTTAAAACTTCAGAACCTTCGATCATGACCGATGCGGTTCCGAACAAAACTTCTTTCTCTGCATCTTCAATGTGGTCTTCGATTACTTCGTTTGCTGTCTTCTGCACCTCAACCATGTTGGATGGGTCTTTGACCCAACAGACCATTTTATATTCCGAGGTTTCGACAGTGAGTTCGTCCTTTTCGGCAAACATAAGATAAATTTCAAATCGCGGCATCATTGTTCCTTATCCGCAAATTCTGCCCCTAAACTGGAGTACGCGGCTTTATCAACCCATGAATCTTCATGGTTTATGGTGTTTAGGATACGCGAAGTTTTCAACCAGTCCATCATTAATGTCACATGAACAGCCTTGATCTCCCCATGCGTTAGAAGTGCGCTGCGCAATATAATGTTCCAGCCTTCTGCAATTCTACAATGATTTTCGTAGGCATCGCCATAATCTTTGGCACGCTGTCCGTTCACAAGTTGTTCGGCTTGTTGTAGGATTTCATCGCGTTGCATAATCTTCTCCTGTAATTTTCTTCCAATTGTTTTCAATTAAACGGTCAATTTCATTACGATTAAAATAATACCCCAGCATACATGCGGCTTTGTATTTGGTAAACGACAAGTCCATTTCGCTTACTTGCACGCCATTGCTACGCAAAAGCTCTTTCTGCTTGGGGGTCGCAATATCATTAAGCCAACGCTTTGTTTTGTTTGCTGCGCTACCGTCTTCGACCTCACGCAAGAAATCGTCAGCCGCAGCCATCGCCTGAACCTTTTCGCCAATCGCAACAACCTTTGCAGGCTTCTTGTTGGGCTTCGCAATGGCAATCCAATGATCCTTGATGTTGCCTACCATAGCGTAGCCTTGAAAGCCTGTAGCCATGATCACAGTGCCTTTGCCATATGGGTCCATCCACAAGAAAGGAGAGATTTGCATTAGGTCATATTCAGTCATGACAAACGAATCTAATTCGCTCTTCTCTGGCGACTGGAAGACATGCCCACAGATAGGACATTCATTGACCCTTGCATGAACTTCAGCCTCACATTCTGGACAAATCTTTGTTGGGGCTTCACCCTCCTCCAACTTTTCTCGACCATCCAAGTTTGCTGCGTCATCAATACTGCCATGCGTAATAACGCTGGTTCCGAAGTCCATGACGATGCAATCAGTCTTTAGGATGTCGGAATAAATCTCTGGGTCAATGATTCGTAAACCACGACCAATCATCTGAACCATTGTGCTTTTCTGGGAGCAAGGTCTGGTTAAAATCACACACGCTACTGGAGGAGCGTCAAATCCTTCTGTAAGCACCGCTACGTTCACAACAACCTGCAAGTCACCAAACTCCAGATCATGCAGCATTTGTGCTCTTAAAGCCTTGTCAGTCTCTCCTGTAACGAAATCAGCGTCTACGCCATCAGCAATGAAAGCATTGCAGAGATGTTCGGCATGTTTGACTGTTGAGCAGAATACTACTGTTTTACGATCACCAGCCTTCTCGCGCCATTCCCGAACAATTCTATCGTTAATGACTTGTCGATCCATAATGGCGGCGACTTCTTCCATGTCGTATTCTTTGCCGCGTTTGGTTACATTCTCCAGTTGGCTGTTGACGCCAAGGTCAATAACAAATGTTTTTGGTCGAACGAGAAAGCCTTCGTTAATCAGGCTTGAGATTTCAATTTGGTGAGAGCAGTTGTTAAATACGCCGCGCAATCCTTTGCCATCGCCACGGTTAGGCGTAGCGGTAAAGCCTACGATTTCTGCGTGCTCATTGTCTTCCAGTACAGCGTCGATCACCCTTCGGTATGTGGGAGCCGCTGCATGGTGGCCTTCATCAATCACCACCATGTCAAACTTAGGACGATCACGAAGGTTACGTTCGCGGGAAATTGTTTGCACCATTGAGAAGACGGCTTCGCCATCCCAATGCTTTACTGTGCCATTGACGATGCTTGTGGTTAAAAGAGGATTAACCTTCTCAAACTTCTGCTTGTTTTGATTTACAAGCTCATCACGGTGTTGCACAATCAAAACCTTCTTACCCTCTTTGTGGCGCTTGCCTACGAGCGCGGAGAGCATGATTGTTTTGCCTGCCCCTGTAGGAGCTACAACGAGTGTGTTCTTATGCTTATCTAACGCTTTACACGCGTCAGAAACAGCTACCTTTTGGTAAGGACGTAATATCATAATAAACCTATTTGCTAGAATAGTTGGGGGGTTAGCGGCCACGGCCCCCCTATCCGTGTTCTAGCAGGCG